AGTAGAAGTATACTATATTATGCGATGGTTGTCAACTGATATTTTCGATATGCAAAACTTACTGTTCCAAGTAAATATTCGACATCAGTTGCTTCAATTGTAAAATCAACAGAGGAAAGTGCCACTGGATACATGTCTGTAAACTTAACTTCTATGTTTGGTTTATAACTTGCTGTGGTTATAATTAAAGATCCATCAGAGTAAGTGTCACCTTGTGGAAGATTATTATTTGTTGTATTTCTTAATGCTGCACTCTGATTAAAATTATCTGGATAACCTAGTCCAATCATCCAATTATAGATTTCTTGAAAGTTTTGTAAATCTTCATCAACACGAAAATTAAGACTTAATAATCCAAATTGTAATTTGTCTCCAGGAACTGGTAATTTGATAAAAGTATTATCAACAGTATCAATCTGTCCCATTGAAAGATCTGGAATAGATGCAGTTGTACAGAAATAGTTGATGTGTGGTAATCTCTGTATTGAAAACTTAAATCCTATTGGAGATAAGAAATTTGTATTGTTTGGTTGAGATCCTTGTAATGCCATTTTGTGTCCTGTTTAGTATTAACTATTTATAAGAGTTATTGGCATCTAAGTTTTTATTTGCTATTTCAGTAATTTCTTTATGTGATAAATCAGGTCTGAGAGATTTAACCCAATCGTACATTTTCCAAAAATTACTTGTATATTCATTTGACATATAATTATATAGGCAACAAAAAGGGAGACCGAAGTCTCCCTAATCGTTTGGTTGATAAAGATAACTTACATTAAGTTAGTTACTTTAGCAAGTCTGTAGTAGATGTTACCATCACCAGAACCAAGTCTTGCTGCGATACCATTAGCATCGTTAGTAGCAAATGGGTTAGATACCATTCCGTATCTTGTTTTAAACCCAATTTTTGGTTGGAAAGTATTTTCCCCTACTGCACGTACCATTTGTAGAGGTACATATGGGCAATAGAACAGACCAGCATCAAAGGCATTAGAACCTTTGTAACCGATAGTGTAATAGTTATTAGTTGTATCTGAGAAGTACGGATCGATGTACACTCTTATACGACCATTTAATACACCAGCGAATGTGTTACCTGTATCATCAACATTTAAGTTGTTGTTCAGTGCTGGAGCGTAATCCAATACACCTGCCATTTGTAGAGCAGAAGCAACATCTGAAGATGTTATCATGATGTTACCTTTCCCTCTACGAGTTGCTTTAGCAAGTTCGTTTGCATCACGTTCGATTTGGAACATTAAACCTTTGAACTTCTCAACAGACCAACGTCCATTTGAATCAGTGTCAAGGTCAAAAGTACCAGCAGTTGTAACGTTCTTCTGAGCACCTGCAACAGCAGAATAGTTAATAGTTCTAACTACTTCTCTGTTGATTTCAGCAAGAATTTCAGCAGAAAGAATATTTGATAATTCTTGTTCTGCATCTAGACCATGCACTGCTTTAAGATCTTGTGCAAGTTCCATTGTGTATTCTGCTTTAAGAGCACGAGAAACTGCAGTTACTGCTACTTTCTCAATGCTAAATGCCATTTCATTAAAAGCATTTGTGCTTGAATCACCTAGTTTTTCTGCATCAGCAGTAGACATACCTGTCTCTACTGTATAACCAGAACCAGAAGCACGATCGTTAGGATCTGTTCCTGTTTGTCCTGTACCTGCAGATGCGTTTGCTGCTTGTATAGAGTTTGTGTTACCCGAAGCACTAGCAGAGAAAGAACCATCTGCTTCATTGAAGAGTGCTTCTGTTCCTGTTTGTGATGAATAACGTGAACGCATAGCAAAGATAAGTCCTGTTGGACCTGTCATTGGTTGTACGCCAGCAATATCGTAAGCGATTAAGTTAGGCATAGATCTACGAACTAGTGAAATTAACACTGGGTCGAATATATCTACACTTCCGTCTGATGCAGTAGATGACGATGCACCCATTGCATTACTTGGTGCTGCTTCACCTAATAGTGATACACCATGTGAACCACCTTGATGGGATGCTTGTTCCCTTGCAGCATTTTGTTGGTTTTCCAACAATTGAGCAGTTACAGAACGCTTATGAGAATCTTCGATTTTCGGAAGGTCTGTGTGCTCAATGACTGGTTGCCACTTTTTAATCAGAGCATCATGAGTTGCCATTTTTGTTGTCTCCTTTGGTTTCTCTTTTTACTTGTTTATATTTATAAATGTTTACTTCTTAACCGATCTTGTGATTGCATCCATGTATGCACTCATTTCTGGTGATGGTTTCTCCTCTTGTGAATCAGAAGATTCTAATTCAAGTGGTTCTTCATCAGTAGAAGCATCCTCTGTAATTTCTTCTTTAGGGAAGTAATTACTTTTCAGTGTTTCCAACTTCTTCATATAGTCTTCATCAGAATCAAACTCAACTCCTTCGGAGAGTGATTTCATCTTTTCGACTTGTGAGTCAGTCAGACCTTCACACACAATTCCCAAAGCAATTGTTTTCTTCGCAGAAACCAATTCCTTACGAACTGAAATGTTCTTTTCTACTTCTTCGTTTACAGAAGATTCAAGTTCGCTAACTTTAGTTGCAAGTTCGTCAACTAGGTCAGTTTTCTCTTCTGGAACGTCGATGTAGTTCTCTGTAAAGAGATCTTTGAGTCCTTTCATGAAGTTCTCAACAATCTCAGCACGAATACCCTGCTCAACAGCGAGTTCGTTATCTTTCATCCACTCTTCAACGACATACTCTAAGTAGTCATCAAGTTTGTTTGAAAGTCCTTCAACAATTTCTCCCTTTTCTGCTTCAAGTTCTGCTTCCATGTCAATAGAAACTGTTTCCAGAATCTCATTAACTTTAGAAACGACTGCTGCTTCAAAGATAGTAGTTGCTTTGGTTACAAATTCTTCAGAAAGATCTTCGCTACCGAAGATTGCTTTCATATCTTCAGAGACTTCTACATCATCAGATGTAATTTTTTTAATCTCTTTGATTGAGGTTTTTTCAGCGTCTTCTTCAGTTTCCTCTTTCACACCTGACATGCCTTTATATGTTGCCATAAGTTTGGACTTGTCCATACCTGCAAGCATATTTGACATTGCTGTGATAAGAGCAACCTTAGTTTTAGGCATAGATGAACCTTGTGCTGGTGCACTTGATTTATCACCTTGCTGTGCTTCACCTCCAGGTGCGGTTGCCTTTTTTGCTTCTGGATCAGGTACTTCAGCGTCTACACCAAATGATGCTTTTTTTGCTTCATCGATGCTTTCTTCAGTTTGATTTTCATCTACTGAAGTAATTTTCTGCTCTTCGTCCTGTTCCATCATTTCCTTTTCTTTATCGGACATGTTGGATATCTCCTTGTAAGTTTATCATTTACTTAGTATATTTATAATTTTCAAAGTTTCGTTATAAAATCTTTAAAAACTTTCAGTTTTTGTTCCTCAAGTTCGGAACGAGAGGCAGTCTTAATTTGCTTTTCGTAATCAGAGACTGTTGCTTCTCTTATGACACCATTTTCCCAAACCCACTCCTTTCCTTCCATAATGCCTTGTACAAATGCATCTGGAGCAGAAGGATCTGCAACGATGTCTGCTGCAGTAGCAAGGTAGAAATCTTTTTGGACTTCTGCAACCCCTTGCCTGTTTTGCTTTAAAGATCCCATACCACGAGAAGAAACACCAAGTGATGCACCCTCATTCATAAGACCTTTTACGATAGCACCCATAGGAGTTTCAGTCATAATTTTTGCTTTACCAATAAAATTAGCACCATCTCTTTCTAATTTAGTAATCATATGAGAGACACGTTCTAAGTTAATAGTTGGTCCAGCAGGATGTCCGAGTTCGCCATAGGCACGATTCTTTTCTACATATTCTTTGTTGTATCTTTTTACTTCTTTATCTAAAACTTCTGCAGGATATACACGACCATTTCTGTTCTTAATATTTCCTTGCATGAAGACACCTTCGATGAAATAGTTTTTAGCACCATTTTCGTCCTTCACTTCAGTAATATATTCTACGTTTTCTGTAACTTCTGTTATAAGTTTCATGATTGTTTTCCTAATTTTAACATGATAGTTCCTGTACCACCAGTCTTAGTGAACACTACATTTGCTTGTTCATCGCCACCACTAGCAACCGAAAATCCAGATCCTTGATAATCATGATTACCAGATCCAGTTAAAACAGCAATTGTATTACCACCACGACTTACTGTCCATGTATTTCCTGAACTTACTGACCAAAATATCTCACGAATTGATAGGTCTGTTATAGTTCCATCACCATTTGTATTAGCAGGAAATGTACCACCATTAACGTTTAAATATCCTGAAACATCTGATACCAAATGTATTTCAGAACGATTGTTTCTTGTAATTCTTTGTGCCATTAACGTTTACCTCCAAAAGCAACGTCCATAAGTTTCATTAAACCTTCAGGCGATTTTTCTAACATATCTTCTGCTTTCTTTTGATTAGCAGGTTTTAATTTTTTCATCATACCAACAATCGCATTTGCAGTTGTCATATCAACTTTTACGTTTTTACCATTACCGAATCTAACATTCGATGCCTGTTTTTTCTTGACAATATTTTCTAATGCCTTTAAAACTTTTCCTTCATCTAAAGAAACTTCTTCTTTTACTTGACTGTCAACTTTTTTTTTACTTGCGTGTAAATGCTTTTCAGACTTTACAACTTTCATTTCATCAACAGGAACTTTTGTTTCTAGTCCATGTTTGAACATAACATCATACCATTCGATGTTTCCTTCTGAATCTGGTTCTGCATGCTCTTCAGAGATACAATTTCCTTCACCCCATTTTTCATGTACAACATTTTTTGCACATAAGTGTTGACGATTAGCAGGATTGTCTTCTTTATCTTCAAGACCCTCTTCTAATTCTTTTTCTTCTTTCATTGGAGTACCATTGAAAACATGGTCTTGTCCAGGATATGGAGCGTAATCTACTTTTTCTACTTTATGCATGTTAGCAAACTCTTGTTCACCTTTTGAACGAGGTTGCAGTTCTTTTACTTCTTTGTCATCGTCTTTTGGTGCAACGAAATCATCTGCAGGTTGCCCACTTTCAATAACAAAGTTTTTAAAATTTTTAATCTTCTTTGACATTGGTCTCCCCATCGGGTTCATTAACTGATTCTTCTGCTTCACTATCATTATTCATGTCATGCATAAACTTAGAAGAGACTTGCATCTTTTTAAGTTCAACTGCATCTCTAACTCTGTTCATTAGTAAATCTTTAACTTGGTCGTTAAAGGATTTCGCATCACCTGCAATTGCACTAGTTACTGCTGATTGTGATGTTACTATTTTTTCTTCACTCATAATTTATCTCCTTATTGTCAGTATTTATAAAGAATTAGAACTAGACTTCCTCATCTTCTTCATTTCCTTCACCCTCGTCAGTAATTTGATTGTCGATTTCTTCAATATCATCCTCAGACTGCATAAGAACGTTCTTACGAACCCATGATTCAGAGTAGTATTTACCAACAAATTCATCTAAATCTCTAAGAGTGTTAATTCTTTCACGCATAATTTCAGCGTTTTTCATTTCAGTGAAATGGTTGTCTGATAGGTAATCATAGTAAATTTCATTCTTAATTTGAGACCATTCAGTCTTTGTAATAATACCTTTTAACAACAATTGTCTTTCTAATAATACGTGTAAGAATTCAGAAAAGCGAAAACGTAATCTTGTTATAAACTTAGAAAACTTAATTTCATCACGAGTTATTTCAGAAGTACGTCCAATGTTAAATTGATTTTCTGTTTCTAATCTTGACACTGGAACATTTAAAGACTCATATAGTTTTCTTCTAAAGTATAATACATCTTCAATCTCTCCTAGATTTTGACCTCCAGGAAGTGTAGAAATTTCTGTTGCTTTACCATCGCCACGTCTTGGCAACCAGTAATCTTCAAGCATTGTTAAGAATTTTCTATCATCTCTTATTTCACCAGTGTTTGCATCATACACAAGTTTGTTCTTGTGCTTAATCATCATGTCACGTAAATATTGTTCTGCTTTTGCTTTTGGTAAGTTACCAACATCAATATAAAAAATACGTCTTTCAGGTGCACGTGCTAAACGATAGATAACTGTAGCATCTTCGAGCATACGCAACTGATTCAAAGGTTTGATTGCTTTATGCATATACGATAGCACCATTGAATTATTAGTATTTAATAATCCAGAATGTGTATATGCAATTGAATCTGGTGCAACCTTTATTCCTTGATTACCAACTGAAACACCTTTTGCTGAGTAAATATAATATTCATCATATTTCTTATCAACAATTTTATTGTCTGATGTTGCAGTACTATTAGTTTTTTTCTTAACACGAACTTTTTTAATTCTTCGTGGGTCAACATATCTTAATTCT